CAGGCACCGGCGGACTTCATGCAGGACGAGGACGCGGTGGAGCAGGCCGCGTTCGTGGAGAAGGTGCTGAAGTCCACGCCGCGGCTCACGGATCTGATGCGGCACCTGCTGGATGCCCTGTGGTACGGGCGATCTGCGGTAAACATGGTGTTCGGCAAGACAGCCGATGGCGTGGTGTATATCCGCGACTGGCTCCCGATCCACGGCGACAGCCTCACGATGACGGAACTCGGCCAGTTGGGCCTGAAGGTTGGGCCGCGGTACTACACGCAGACGATCGGCGGAGTGAATCCCGACACCGACAAGATCAACGGCACGGTGATTGGATGGGACAGCCGCGTACTGCCCCTGGACGATCATCAGCGGGCCACGATCGCCCTGCACACCTACCAGCCGCAGGGCGCGGACTTCGACGATAGCTACGAGGCCGAGAATGCCTATCTCGGACGCGGCATGCGGGATCTGGTGTGGTACTACTGGAGCCTCAAGCAGGCCGCGTTGCAGAATTGGGCAACGTACATCGAACGCTATTCCGCCGGCATCCGCGTGGGCAACTACCCGGTAGGAAACGAGCAGGCGAAGAACGACATGCAGAACGCCATGCAGAACTTGCTTGGCGACGTGTCCGTTCTGATTCCCAAGAACGCCGATGGTACGGACGCAGGATTCGGTTTGCAGATCATGGAGCCGAACGGCGGCAACGCCGAGGCGTTCGCAAAGATGGTGGAGTATCTCTGTGAGAACATCAAGGAAGTGATCCTGGGGCAGACGGGCACAAGCCAAGCGGTGTCTACCGGGCTGGGCAGTTCCATAGGCGATCAGCATGCCCAGACGCTCAACCGCCAGATGACGTACGTTGCCAATGCTCTGTCCGAAACGCTCACCCGCGAGGTGATTACACCGCTGTACCGGATGAACTTCGGGGACGAGGGCGTACCGCCGCAGTTCTCGTTCAGCGTGAGCAAGCCCAACCCTGATGAATACATGAAGTCCATCGAAGCCTTCACCCGTCTAGGTGGCCGGGTATCCGAGCGTGAGGCCCGCAAGGTGCTGGGCCTGGCCGAGCCGGAGGACGATGAGCAGGTGCTTCAGGCTCCAGCCGAGGGAGGCATGCCGGCGATGGACATTTCGCCAATGGGTGGCGAAACACCGGACGAAAGCCAGCCGTTTGGGAAGGACAGATTCGCTCTGTCGGATGTTGATCTGACTCCAACCGAGGCGATTGCGAACGCGGCCAAGCGTGGCCTTGAGCTGCGACGCAAGCACGGCAGGGGCGGTACGGAGGTGGGCGTGGCCCGTGCCCGCGATCTATCGAACCGCAAGACGCTTTCGCCGTCTACTGTGCGGCGAATGTCCTCGTACTTCGCACGGCACGAGGTGGACAAGCAGGGCGAGGGTTGGGGCGAGGATTCGGCGGGCTACATCGCTTGGCTGCTCTGGGGCGGCGATCCCGGCAATTCGTGGGCTGCCCGCAAGTCGAAGGAACTGGACAAGGCCGAGGGCAAGGACACGCATGCCGCGAAGGATCGGTTTGACGGCGCGAACTGCGGCATCGGTGCCGAGGGTTTTCAGCCCGGAAACACTTGCGGCAAGGGCGACGGCTCAGGCGGCGGTGACGGAGACAGCAAGAGCGGAAAGGGCAACATCACAACCCCCAAGCCTCACAGCGTCAAACTGCCGAAGAACTTCAAGGCGCTCACCGAAAAGCAGGAAATTGATGCTTTCAAGGAAATGGGCTATGACGCGAAATTGAACGAAGTGCCCGATGAGAGCGTCAAGGGCGGTATTCGATATGAAACGGAATTGACTGACTCAGAAGGAAACAAAACCACGATTCCGTCAATGGATGGCATTCGGATGATTTACGAGAACTCCGAAGCGGCATTGAAGCGGAAGGACACGCCACGCCGATCACGGCTAACGAAGAAAGAAAAGAAGTGGCAAGACTTGATCCGTAGCAAGATGTCCAAGCGTGGCCGTAAGACGAAGGCTAGCAAGCCTCGCCGCCGGTGAACGAGATTGAACGCATCTATCGGCGTGGCATCGCGGAGGCGGGCCGCTGGTATCGGGCCGCGCTGGCGGCTCAGGTACGCGAGGAGCCGGAGGATGCGGAAGAGGCCTGGGAGCGGTACGCCGAGGTTCTAGGCCAGGTACTCACCCTGTCTGCCCTAGCGGGGCAGGCTGTCGCGTACGCATCCGCCAAGGCACAGGGAGCGGACTGGGAGGCCGAGGAATGGCCCGAGGATCGCCCGGAGGCGTTTGCCGTGGCTAGGACGGGCTTTGCGGTGGGGCCGTTCTGGGAGGCTATACGGCGGTTCAGGGGCCGGATACCGCGTTCGTGGACAACCGTTCGGCGGATCCGCCGGGAGATGGAGCGGCTGGCCCAGAGGATCGCCAAGGCCGAGGGCCAATCTGCCATCCGTGACATGCGGGCGCGCCTAGAGGCGTTGCGGGATGTCATGGAGGGGACATTCAGGGTTCGGGGTGCCACGGCTCGGCAGGCATCGCGGATCCAGAGCTTGATAGCCGATGCGATAGAGAGCAAGACGATTCCAAAGGCTTTGAAAACGGGGAGCCTGTCCGCGTTCATCCGGCGGGCGCAGGTTGAGGGCATCGTGGGGATGACATCGGCCCGTCTGGAAACGGTGTACCGAACCAATGTGGCTTCCGCGTACAACGAGGCGACGGTGGACGCGATGAGCGGGCCGGACGTGGCGAGGTGGGCACCCCTGCTTCGGCTGGTGGAAATCCACGACCGGCGTACCCGTGGTGCCCCAGGCGGTGTCTACAAGAGCAAGCGGGCCAGTCGCAATCCCGGATCGCACTGGCAGATGGATGGGTACATCGCCACGGCAGAGGACTTCCGCCGGCAGGGCTTGATACCGCCAAACGGGTTCAACTGCCGCGGTTCCGTTACGCCAGTCACCTACGATGAGGCCGTGTCCATGCGTCTTGTGAAGCGGGACGGATCACTAGATCGGGCTGCGTTGGCTAGGTATAACGCACGGCGGCAGCAGATCATTGATCGCGGCGAATACCCAGATCCAGGATTCAAACAATGAGAACAGAAGATCGGTTCTACTTCGGCAAGCCCGGCCAGCCCGAGCGGTTCGCAATCAGTTCGTCAGACTTGAACTATGCGAAGTCGCAGATCCGATCGGCTTCGCCAGAGCGACTGCGGGAAATCGAAAAGGAACTTTTGCCGCTTGCCAAGTCTGGCGACAAAAACGCCAAGACATTGCTTGCCTATCTGAAGCAGGAATGGGACGATCGATATCGTAGCACTTACTCCCGCCCCGGCCAGCCGGAGCGGTTCGGCCTAGAGGATGCGTGCTGGGACGGCTACGAGCCTGTCGGCACGAAGCAGAAGGACGGGCGCACCGTGCCGAACTGCGTGCCGAAGGCGAAGAACGAGCAGCCGGATGTTATGTCAACGCCGATGGGCGAGCATGGAGACATTGGGAAACTTGTGTCGCGTGCGCTGCGAGAAGGAGCGGAAGCCTATCGGGCCGGAAAGCCGGGAGTGTTGAATGCACGCGATCCCAAATACAAGGGAATGAGCGAGAAGGAACTAGAGGTTTATGGCAATTTTTGGATGAGGGGATGGGACGGCGAGAGCATAAAGGCTGCTTCGGCGCGTCCAGTACGCAAGGGCATTGATCGCCCCGGAATGCGCTTCGCCCGCCCCGGCCAGCCCGAGCGGTTTGCGGCGAGCGGCTGGAAAACCATCGAAGCCTATTTGCAGGTGCTTGACGAGGAGTTTGGAACTCCTCGCGGCAAGGAGGCGGCACAAACCATGATGCGGGCTGCGGAGTCGCTTGGGGGAAGCGTGTCTGCGGCGTTGCGTACTGCGATTCGCACAGCCGCCACGAGCAAGAATGTGACGGATCGCGGACGGGCTATCGGCCAGATTGAGGACATGCTGGAATCGGCATCGTTCTCCCGCCCCGGCCAGCCCGAGCGGTTCAGCGATGCAATGCGAGGTTTGAGTGGCCCATGGACGCCAAACCCACGAGGCAAGCACCGCTATAAGCCGGGAGATCGTGTGAAGTTGAAGCATTGGAACAATCCGTTGGAGGGTCGTGTAGATAGGCTTGTGCGAGATATGTACGGTTTGCCCGCGTATGTCGTGTATTGGGACAAGGGAGGAACCGCCCAAGTGCATGACGCGGAAGTGTTCTCTTGTCCCGGCCAGCCCGAGCGGTTCGACGCATCCAGCCTGAACCGTGCTGACTTTTCCGATGCCAGCAAGTCGCCCATCCTGGGCAAGCTGCTCGCCGCGAAGGCGATGCCAGACGGCGGATGGCGTGCCGTGCAGGCCGGCAGCGACACGCTTGTAATCTCGTTTGAGGACGGCGACGTAGCCGGCGACTTCGGCAAGCGTGCCGCGTCCAAGGGATTCAACGCAACCAGCCCGGTGCAGGCCATCGGGCGCTACTGGAATGTGGAGGTGAAAAATGGCAAGTAAGAACAAGGCCCGCCCTGGCGAGAAGGCCACGATGGCGGTTGAGGATCGCTTCTACTTCGGGAAGGAGCGGTTTGCGGATGATCGCCTAACCAAGTTCCTTGAGATGTACGCTAGGAACGAAGACAACAACTATCACTCCGAAAATGCCGT